GCGTGTTCAGGTGCGACCGCAAGACGGTCGTTTCGGCGCTGGGCAGGATGGGGGCGATGGAATGAATGGCCTGCCGTACTACAAGGCGTATCCGCGCGATTTTTTCGAAGGGACGGTCGGATTTTCGTTCGAACTCAAGGCGGCGTACCGGCTCGTCCTTGACCTGATCTATCAGCACGGCGGGGCCCTTCCGGACGACGCGCGTCACATCGCCGGGCAACTCGGATGCAGCGTTCGGGCGTGGAATTCGTACAAGGCGGCGCTGATCGATGCCGGGAAGATTTCGGCTGATCTTGGAATTATCTCCAACTTTCGCGCAGATAAAGAGTTGGAAAGTTTGGGATCATTCCGAGAAAAACAGCGCCAAAACGCATCGAAGCCACGCAAAAACAAAGGCTTAACCGCAGCCGTGGCTTTGCCAAAAGGCAGCCATACAGATACAGATACAGATAAAGCAGCAGCAGTAAGTAAAGAAGGGGCTGCTGCTGCTGCTTTTCTTCCATATTTCGGGGAGTGGAAACGGCGCGTGATCGATGCGATTTCAGCGATAACCGGGACCGCATTCGAAGGGTCGGACGACGCGGAAATTGACGTGTGGATGGCGGCTGGAGTGTCTATGGACCAGTGCATCACGATTGCCGGGAAGGTTGCCCGCCGGGAAGTTGCCAAGGACGGCGCGTGGCGTCCGAACTCGCTGGCGTACTTCACCCCGGCAATCATGGAACACGCCCGTCACAAGGATCGTGTCCGCGCAGAACCGGCATCACCCGCTGAAGCCGACATTGGCGTCTTGCAGTTTTGGGCTGACATGGTGAAGGGAGACGCCCCGATCCATGGCGGGGTGTCTCCGAAGATGCAAAAGGCGCTGCTGGACGCAGGTCTGGTCACGCCGCAGCGCATGAAGGAACGCTGCGGATGATCGGATCAGTCAACCGGACCCTCCCACCACGCCTTGCGGCGATCCCGGCGGCGGTAACCATCGCGGCCCGTGACGGTGTGCGGTTCGCGGTTCGGTTCGTGATCCTCGTACTGGTCGTCTTCGAACATGTCGCGGGCAGGAACCGCGCTGCGCTGCGGACGATACCGGCGGCGCTGTTCCGCCTCCATCGCCGCCCAAACTTTCAAATATGCGTCGTGCCGCTGCTTGTCTCTAACGCTGCCCTTGAAGTTGGAGGCGCTGATGTTCCGCACCCGGTTCAGGATCGCGGCTGCCACTTCCTCGCGGTCGATCATCGCGCGGAAAAGGTAATCCCGGCCCGGGGTTTTGGAGACCTTGGCGTTCGGGAAGACCGCCTCGATGTCACCGGCAATGCGCGCCCTTACCAACAGGGTTTTGCTAATCGGGCCAGAAGACCCATCGTAAGCACCTTTCGGGTCAACAATCGAAAGGAAGCTGTCTGCCATCATGATCCACATTTTATTTTCTCCAAGTCCGTCCGGTTTTGATGTGTGAAACCGCACCCTTTGTTACTCCATGGGCTGCCGCGATGACTCTGTGCGGGCGCTGGTCAAGGCGGATGGCATCGACCTGCTGATGCGTCAGCTTTCCGATACGCCCTTTCCTGTGCGCGTCGTCTAGGTTTTCCGCCTGTGATCCAGCGCGCAGGTGGCCCGGATTGCAGCATGGTCGGTTGTCGCAAGAGTGTAGAACCACCCCACCATGCGAGCCTTCGGCGTCTGGGATCGGCCCGTTTGAAACCACGTAAGCGGCCCGATGGGTCAGCCAGTGTTCCCCGCAAAAGTCGAATACCCCATATCCGTGGGTGCCAATCGCGCCACTCCACGGCCAGCAGGCGTCCTCGTCACCTCGATCAACGCGCCCGAAAATTGCACACCGAAGGGAACAGAATTTCTCCCGTCCTTTCGGCTTGAAAGTGTTAAGGCAGGTCGGGCAATACATGCTGCTGGCTCCACTTGAATAGTGTGTTTCAAGGGGTAATCGAAGCCAGCAGCTAAGTCCAGTCTTAAACCTTGACCTTGTCCAGCAATTCGCCCGCGATCCGTTCCATCGCAAGGCGGCTTTCTTGGAAAGGTTCGTACCGGGCGCGGGCGGTGATGGCCTGCGCGTGGTCCCACACGCTGACCGGCGGCTGGCCTTCTTCAGCCACGGCGGTGGCGATCAGTTCCTTCGCCTGCTTCAGCGAGAAGCCCAGCTTGGCCAGAAATTCCAGCCGATCTTCGTCCGTGGTCGAAACCACCGCGCCCTTGGCCTTGGCAACCCCGTCGATCAGCTTGGACGTGGCGCTTTGCGCGAAGGTTTCAAGGGCCGGGGCGGCGTCGCTGGCGAAGCGTTCCGGTGCCCCGGCGGTGTGGCGGAAGGTCACTTCGTTGAAGCCCTCGACCCCCCAAAGGTTCCGGTTCTGGCAGACCCCGCGCAGGTACATCGTGGCCACGCCGAAGGTCTTGTCGCCGACCTCGCTGTTCCAGACGTAGAAGCCCCGGAACATCAGATCGGGCGCTCCGCTGGCCAGCTTGCCGACTTCGATGGGGTTCATGTCATCGACCAGAAAGAGGAAAATGTCACGGTCGCTGGCGTAGAGCGTGGTGTTCTGCTTCGTGATATCGACCTGCGGATTGTAGGAAACCCCGTGGGAGGACGTCCAGTCGATGGTGCCCGGAACCTTCCAGTGCGTGTCGCCCGTTCCGTTCCCGGCAATCTTCATCACGGCATCCACCACGTCCCGGTCATAGATGCGCCCGTAGCGCGGCCCGGTGATCCCGCGCAGCAGCGTGGCCTGAAAAGGCATCGGGGCCCCGACGTCCGGGTCGTAGGCGGGCGGCGCGGGCTGCCGGAAGTAGATGGCCTGTTCCTTCTGCTCGTTCGCGCGCAGGCCGTAGTTCAGGTTCAGCGCGGCGAGGGCCGGGTCGATGCGGCGGGCATAGTTCGCCGGAACCCGGGCGATTTCGGCAAGCTGGTCGAATGCGTAGTGCGAGACTTCCATCGCCTTGCCGTCCGCTTCCAGCACCATGCCGGTCTTGCCGACACCATGCATGGTCAGTTGCCCGGGCTTGAACACTTGGGCGGTGCTTTCTTCGGCCCAGCGCGCGACTTGGCCGCGCATGTCGGAGAGGCTCAGAAACCGCTGATCATCCGGGCGCTGCGCCCATTGCTCGGACACGGTCGAAACCAGTTGTCCCTTGGTGACGTCAATCTGGTGGGTCATTTTGTGGCTCCTATCGGCTTGGCTGGCTCGTCAGTGGTCGAGTACCGCTCGACCAGACCCCCTTGCGGGGGTTTCGCCTTCACGCGCCGCTTGTCTGGTCCAGCGGGGCAACCTTGGCCTTCCGGATGCCGTCGATGATGTCCGTCATCATCATCGGGAAGTTTGCCATCAGGAAGTGCATCAGGGCTTCGATTTCCAGAGGGCCAAGCGCGACCGACATGTTGGCGTGGTGGTTTGCGCCCAGCCAGATTTGAACGAGGTAAGGGTCAATCCCAACGTAAGCCCCGTCTCCAAGGTGAGTTGTTTTCAGTGTGTGCATGGTGTGGCTCCTTGCCCGGGTTCATCCCGCGACACAGGTAACTTAGGATTTTCTTAAACGCATTGCAAGTTGAAACCGCCCAAAATGGGCGGAAAGTGCGTTATGGCTTGCATTGCCCTCGGTGTTCCCTTAGCTTGGCGATGTGGCTGGCTTCTCGCCCGCAGCCTCCGCTGCGGAACATTGGGCGGCACCTTTTGGCATCAACGCCGAAAGCGCGGGAGGGCGGATGGCTCCGGCCCTCCCGCTTCACATTTGGGGGGAACATGCCGCTTCGTCTCGAATACCGACCGATTGATGCCCTCGTTCCATACGCCCGCAACTCCCGAACGCATTCGAAAGAGCAGATCGCGCAGATCGCTGGGTCGATCCGCGAGTTTGGATTTACCAATCCCGTGCTGATTGACGACGATGGTGGGATCATCGCCGGGCATGGCCGCGTTTTGGCGGCCCGCCAGATCGGCCTGACAGAGGTTCCGACCATCACCCTATCAGGGCTGACGGAGGCGCAGAAGCGGGCCTATGTGATCGCCGACAACCGGATCGCGCTGAACGCAGGCTGGGACGAGGAAATGCTTCGTGTCGAGATTTCCGATCTGGCCGACATGGACTTCGACCTCTCGCTGCTGGGGTTCGGCGAAGCGGAACTGACCGCGATGCTTTCGCCCGGCACCGAGGGAAACACCGATCCCGATGATGTTCCGCCGCCGCCCGCAGAACCTGCCACGCTGTTGGGCGAGTTGTGGCAGCTTGGCCATCACCGCATCATCTGCGGCGACGCCACGGAGGCGGCCTGTGTGGCCCGCCTGTTGGGCCCGGTGAGGCCCGACCTCATGGTCACCGATCCTCCCTACGGAGTGGAGTACGACCCCGCGTGGCGCAACCAGACCGGGGCATCTAAAACCAAGCGCACCGGCAAGGTGCTGAACGACGACCGCGCCGATTGGCGTGAGGCATGGGCGCTGTTTCCCGGCGATGTGGCCTATGTCTGGCACGGGGCCCTGCATGCCGCGACCGTGGCGGAAAGCCTGACCGTCGCTGGCTTCGCCATCCGATCCCAAATCATTTGGGCCAAGGACCGTCTGGTTCTCAGTCGAGGGGACTACCACTGGCAGCATGAACCCTGCTGGTATGCTGTGCGCGCCAAGGGCAAGGGCCATTGGGCTGGCGACCGAAAGCAGACGACCCTATGGACCATCGCCAACAAGGATCAGGATGCTGATACGGTCCATGGCACCCAAAAGCCCGTCGAGTGCATGAAGCGCCCCATCGAAAACAACTCGTCGCCGGGGCAGGCGGTCTATGAACCGTTCTCTGGGTCAGGAACCACGATCATCGCTGGCGAAATCACCGGGCGGCATGTTTATGCCGTTGAGTTGAACCCGGCTTATGTGGACGTGGCAATCATGCGCTGGCAGGCGTTCACCGGCCTGCAGGCGACGCTCGACGGTGATGGGCGCACCTATGACGAAGTGAGGGCGGAACGGTGCAAACCCGTCGCATGAGCATGGTTGAGGCAGCGGTATCAACCGCCATCGGTTACGTGGTCGCTGCTGTGACGACCTATCTGGTCTTGCCGATGTTCGGCGTCGCGGTGCATGCTGGTCAGGCTGGCGGGATTGCCGCAGTGTTCACCTTGGTGTCGCTGGTGCGCGGGTACGCGATCCGGCGACTGTTCAACTGGATGGGGGCTCGCAATGGGCGAACTGACGTGGATGAAGGTGGCCCGCTCGTTCTACGGAATGCGCGAAATCCCGGGGGCCAAGCACAACCCGGACGTGGTGCGTCTGTTCGGTCTAGCCGGGCACCCGGAAATTCATGACGACGAAACCGCGTGGTGCGCGGCCTATGTCGGTGGCGTCCTGCATCTTGCGGGGATGGAGGGGACTGGCTCTCTGTCGGCGCGGTCTTACGAGCAGTGGGGCCAGCCGCTGGATCACCCGATGTATGGTTGCGTCGGTGTGAAAAAGCGCACCGGCGGGGCAGCTTGGCAAGGGCACGTCGGATTTGTGGTCGGGGCCAGCGACAGCGAAATCTTCCTGCTCGGCGGGAACCAGTCCAACATGGTGAGCGTGGCCGGGTTTGATCGCCGCGAGTTCACGGCGCTCCGCTATCCGCCCGGCGTTGATTTTCCGAAGGAACCGCGCCCACTACCGATGACGATCATGGGCGCGGCGGTGGCGGTGTCGGAGGGCTAGTTCTTCGTCTTGCCCTTCGCTTCCTTCAAGGCGTTCGCTTCGGCGATCTGCTTCGCGTAGGACAGCAGTTCATGCCCGGCCTTTTCCAGCACGATGGCCTCATGGCCTTCCTTGGCTATATCGCACAGGAAAGCCGTCACCCCGGAAAGAACCGCCGCGATGGCGGTTGCTCCGTCCGGGGCCCGCGTCCCGATCACACGCAGCAAGGTGGCGACATGGATACCAAGGCTGATCACGGCCTTGGTCTGTTCGTCGCTGGCTTCCGCCATTTCGCTTCTGACGACCGTAACCATCAGTGGACCCCCTTCTTCGACTTGACTGCGCTGGCTGCATTTTCCATGGCTTCTTTGACCATGTCAGCGAACTCCGCCGGGACGTTTTCCGGCGGCGGCCCATCCGGATCGACGGCGTAAACATTGGTTTCGATTTCCGTCATCATGCGGAGCAGGTCTTTCATCAAGAGAATGATTGCCGCACCCATATCGACGTCTTTGGCCATGCCAGCGGTGTAGGCCAGCACCCCCATCAGCATGGCGCGGCGGGCATCGGCAGGCTTTCCGCCAGTATCCCTGATGTGGGCGCTGATGGCTCGGTCGATGGCATTGGCGATTTCCGTCGCCGCAGCGGCTTCGTTCGGCGCATCCGCCGAAAGCAGCTTGAACCGTTCGCGTGTCTGCATGTCAGTCTCCTAGTGTTTGGTGGTTTCGGGGGCGGCATCATCGTCGCCCTCGATCAGCATGTTCATGCATGCGCGCATGTCGGTGAGGACCGCGTCGCGCGCAGTGGTCTTGTCCGGGCTATTGGTCAGCGCCATAGCCATTGCGGCCAAGGACGTGATCATGGCTTGGATCACATCCACCGGCGCGAGCCCCATCGCCTTCCCGGTTTTGGTCGCGGTCTGCGCGATGCCGGTGGACAGCGTGTAGATCAGGTCGTTCTTCCGATCATTTCCCGGCATCGGGCTTCTCCCCATCATCAGCGCCATGCAGAACGCCCGCATTGGCGCGGGTAATCAGCGTGTCGCACTTCTCGCCAAACGCCTCCCGGGCAAGGTTCAGGTTCCGGATCAGCGTCAGGGTGGGCTGATCCCCCGTGGCCTGCACCACCACCGCGACTGCCGCCGCCATCAGCAGGTCCACGGCCATGCCAACGTCATCGACGCCTGCCGCCTTCAGCCGGTTCATCAGAAAATCGACCGTCGCGGCTGCCGCATCCTCGTAGATGATCTGCTCGTCACTGGTCATGATCGGCCTCGCCCGTTTCGGAGGGGTCTTTCAACGCCTCCGTGAGCATCGACATGATTTGATCTGCGGCGTCTTTGGGGGAAAGAACAGCCATCGCCGCCTGCGCGCAGTTCCGGGCCATCATTCGCGGAAGTTCCGCAAAGATTTCGAGTTCATGGCCATCCTTGGTGTGCGACCCTGCGTAGGCGCAGGCGAACACCAGCAGCGCGTCGATGGTTTCGGCAATCGAAATGCCGTGCTTGCGGCCAAGTTCCTGCACGATGGGAAGCAGGGCTTCGGTAAATGCATGCTGCGCATCCCGGTCAAAGTCCGCTTCCCTCGTCGGGTTCGGCTTTCGGGATGCTTCGGTGTCGGTGGTCATTTCTCAGTTCCTTCCGTTTGGGGTTCAGTGGTTGCGTCGGTTTTCGCGGCCTTCGCCGCCCGCACCTTCGCCATGCGGTCCCTCATCGCCTTCGCCTTGGCCGCAGCGGCATCGTCTGCCTCGGCTTCGGCCCCGGTCTTGCCGCCCAAGGGCGGGGCAACCGTGTCCAGCCAGACCACCAGCGCATCGCGGAAGGCTCGCAGGATTTTCGCATAGGTGTTTGTCCCACCGATCATGCTGGCTTCCAGCCCTTCGCGGTTCCGTTCGATGGCCAAGTCGCGCAGCTTGTTCGCATGCGCTTGGCTGTGCCGGTTCGAACTCGGGAACTCGACCGGCCCGGGAAACGCCCCGGCCTTCGCCTGTTCCATCAGTTTCCGGGCCAGCGACGCCCGTTCCTTCGGTGCTTTGGTGGCCGCAACCCCCTGCGCCGTGCCCCGCTGCAAGATCGCCGCAGCAAGTTCATCACTCATGCCGTAGCCCAGCGACGGGCTCTGCGGCTGGCTGTAATCGTGGGTCATTTCCTTTTCCCCTTCGTGTTGCGCGCACTGTCCTGTTCCCAAGCCTCATGCGCCGCGATCACCCCAAGCGCGAGGCTTGCCAGCATCCAGAGAAACTGGCAGAGTTCGCGGATCGAGGCCCGGTCAATCAGGCAGCCGATCACGATGCTCCCAATCACGGTGGCGCAAAGGGAAACCCCAAGCGCAAGGCCGGTGTAGCGGATGAGTGTCATGGGTGGCTCCTTGGTCCGACACAGGCAACATGGCCCATAATGGGCGACTTTGCAAGACAGCGTATCAAAAATTTGGTGCGTTTAAGCGTTTCCGGTGTTGCGGCACTTCCTCCCGCCTACGCACCGGGAACTCCCCACCCCCGGTGCGGCATGCAGGCTGCCCGCTGGGGGTGGGTGATGGAGGAACCCATGGCCCGCAAGCCGACTGACCCGCCGCCCGAAAAGCCCAAACTGCGTCTCGTTTCTCCGGATGCTAAAAAGCCGCCCGAAATGGGTGGTTCCGCGCCGCGCACTCGCATTGGTCGCCCACCTTTCGAACCCACCAAGGATCAGCGCAATCTGGTCTGCCTCTGTGCGGCGATGGGATACACGCAAGAGCAAACCGCCTTCACTCTCGGGATCGACGTCAAGACGCTCTGCATCCACTTCAAGGATGAACTTGAAAACGGCGCGATGAAGGTGAACGGCGTGGTGGCCGGTAACCTGTTCAAGATCGCATCGTCCGCGACACACCCGCGCGCCGTGACGGCGGCCATCTTCTGGATGAAGTCCCGGGCTGGATGGAAGGACGGCTCCGAGAAGCAGAAGGTGGAGCCCGGTGATGGTGATGACGAGGACGAGGAAATCACGTTCTCGGTGAGCATCGGGGACAAGGGTGGCGCGTAAGGTCGTCTTTGAGCGTCCGTGGCTTTACCCGAAGCAGCGTGACGCGATCTTCGATTGCGTGGACATAAACGGCAAGCCGTCGCGCTACGCCTTGATCGAGGCCAGCACCAAGGCGGGCAAGACGTCGGCTTGTATCGCGTGGCTGGTCGAACAGGCCATGCAGGGCAAGAAGGGGCAGGGCTTCTGGTGGGTCGCCCCGGTCTATTCCCAAGCGAAGATCGCGTTCAATCGGATGAAACTTGGTCTGCCGCGCTGGTTCTACGTCCCGAACAACTCGGAAATGTTCCTGCGTCTGCTGAACGGGGCGATCATCTACTTCAAGTCAGCCGAGAAGCCCGACAACCTCTACGGTGACGACGTTTACGCTGCCGTTGCCGACGAGGCATCGCGCATGCGGGAAGAAGCGTGGCATGCGCTGCGCTCGACGCTGACCGCCACCAAGGGGCCCGTCCGGATCATCGGCAACGTGAAGGGCCGCAAGAACTGGTTCTACATGCTGGCGCGGGAGGCGGAGCGGGGCCGTCCCGATATGTCCTACGCCAAGCTGAACGCCTACGACGCCATTGACGGCGGAGTTCTGGAAGCCGCCGAAATCGAGGACGCGCGCTCGGTTCTGCCGGAAAACGTGTTCCGCGAACTCTATCTGGCCGAAGCCAGCGACGACGAGGGCAACCCGTTCGGTTTGGCGCACATTCGCGCCTGCCTCGGCGAACTGTCAGAGGCTCCGCCCGTCGCCATCGGCGTGGACCTTGCAAAGTCGGTGGACTGGACCGTGGTGATCGGCATCGACGCTCAAGGCCGCGTCTGCGGATACGAGCGGTGGCAGCGCAAGCCGTGGAAGGAAACGACGGCCAAGGTGCGCGAACTGGTGCGGGACTTCCCGACGCTGGTGGACAGCACCGGGGTGGGCGACCCCATTGTGGAAAACCTTCAGACCGACTGCCTTGACGTTCGGGGCTTCACCTTCAACGCATCTTCCAAGCAGCGGCTCATGGAAGGGCTGGCGCTTGCCATTCAAAGCGGATGGATCACCATTCCGGACGGCCCGATCCGCGCTGAGTTGGAGACGTTTGAATATGTTTTCACCCGGACAGGAGTGCGCTACAGTGCGCCCGAAGGTTACCATGACGACTGCGTGATGGCGCTGGCTTTGGCTGTCGAACGGTGGCGGTCTGGCGCATATCTCGGGGCAGGAACAACGCCTGCCGGGGTGGATCGCGTCAGCCCGTGGATGGATGAAGCAAACGCCTTGGCGGCGGACTACAGCACGGGGGCACTGGTGTGACAAAACGACCGACCGCCGCAACGGCGACACAGCAGGCCCCGGAGGGCGTCAACCGCGTCGAGTATTCACCCGATGTGTTCGGCTCCACCGGCCTTCGCCAGACTGGCGGCTTTGTCTTTGAGGAATTTCTGCGCGAACTGGCCGGGCCGAACGGGGCCCGCGTCTACCGCGAAATGTCCGACAATGACGGCATCGTCGGTGCGGTGATCTTTGCCATCACCACGCTTATCCGGCAGGCTGAATGGTCGGTTCAGGCGGTGGATGAAACGGACGAGGCGCAGATCGCCAAGCAGTTCGTGGAGGAAGTGCTGGACGACATGAGTGTGCCGTGGTCCACGGTCATCACCGAAGTCTGCTCCATGTTCGTCTATGGTTTCGCGCCCATGGAAATCATCTGGAAAAAGCGCGGCGGCCCGGACGGAAGTGACGGCACCACCCGCTCCGCCTACAGCGACAACCGCATTGGCGTTCGGGCCATTTCGCTGCGGGCGCAACCCACCATCATCCGCTGGGACATTGACGAAGTCGATGGATCGGTGAACGGCTTCTGGCAACAGCCGGTGTCGGGGGCGATGCTGTACATTCCGATCCAGAAGGCGCTGCTGTTCCGCACCACGGACGAACGCAACAACCCGGAAGGGCGCTCCATCCTGCGCTCATGCTACCGGGCTTGGTACTTCAAGAAGCGCATCGAAGAAATCGAAGCCATCGGTATCGAGCGTGACCTTGCTGGTCTTCCGGTTGCGCGCATCCCGGCAAAGTTCTTCCGGCGCGACGCGGACGCCAACGACAAGGCTGTGCTGGCGGCGTGGCAGACCATGGTCAGCACCATCCGCCGCGACCAGAAGGAAGGCATCGTGATCCCGTCCGACCGGGATCAATCCGGCAACGCGATGTACGATCTGGAACTGATGAACTCTGGCGGTTCGCGCACGTTCGACACCACCAAGATCATCGACCGATACAACCGGCAGATTGCCACGTCGGCGCTGGCGGATTTCATCTTCCTTGGCCAGCAGGCAACCGGATCGTTTGCGCTTTCGTCCGACAAGACGGCCCTGTTCGCTTCGGCGATCAGTGCGTTCATCCGCGCCATTGAGGGGGTGTTCAACCGTCACCTCCTGCCGCGCCTGTGGCTGCTGAATGGCTTTGACAGCGCAACCATGCCGGTTCTGTCGTGTGGCGACTTGGAACATGCGAACCTTGGCGAACTGTCGCAGTACATCACCTCTCTCGCCGGGGCTGGCATGCCGCTGTTCCCCGACCGCGAACTTGAAAACTTCCTCCGCAAGACCGCCGGTCTTCCGATGGCTCCCGAAGAAGGGCTTGAGGGCGATCCGGGGCAGATGGAGCCCAATCAACCCGGCGCACAGCCGAGCGACCAGACCCAAGGAGAGTGACAATGCATACCGAAAAGATTTCTCTCGGTGACCGCGCGATGGCTGGCATGATCGCAGCCAATGGTTTCTGCGAACCGATGGACCTGCATGGCCGGTACGTCGTTGAGGCGTTCGATGCAGACGGCAACCTGAAATGGCGCGAGGAAATTGACAATCTCGTCACCACGGCGGGAAAGAATGCCGCGCTGGATCAGGTGTTTTCCGGCACCGCCTTCGGCACCGCCTACATGGGTCTGGTCGATGGTGGATCTACCCCGACCTATGCGGCGGGCGATATCATGTCGTCGCATGCTGGATGGACCGAAAACACCGGCTATTCGAACGGCACTCGCCCGCAGCCGACGTGGAACTCCGCCGCCTCCGGCTCCAAAGCGACGACGGCCACGGCCTTCAACATCAACGCCACGGTGACCATCGCGGGCGTGTTCATCGCCACCAACTCCACCAAGGGCGGCACCACCGGCACCCTGTATTCGTGCGGTTCGTTCTCCGGCAACCGCTCTCTGATCAGTGGTGACACCCTGAACGTCACCTACACCGCCTCGGCCTGATAGGCCCGGCTTACCGCAACGCAAGGAGGCCATAAATGGGCGCTCGTTACTCTGCAACTCGCACATCGTCTGCTCTGTCGACCACCAACGACACAATGACCATCATTGCCCCTTCCACCCGGGCACTGAAAATTTGGGAAATCCGCGTCTTCGGTCAGGGCACCACGTCGGCTGCCAACGAAGTGCTGATTTCGCGTTCTACCGGCGGCACCACCGGCGGCGGCGCGATCACTCCCACTCCCTTGGCGACCCTGTCTCCGGCGTCGGGCGTGACGGTCAACACGACGTGGACTGGCCAGCCGACTATCGGCGTCGCCATCCGCCGCGTCGGCGTGAACGCGAACGGGGCGGTGTCGTCGCTGGTGTTTCCGCCGGGCTCGGAAATCGATGTCCCTCCGTCTGGTCAGATTTCCATCCGCTCGGCGAGCGGCACCAGCAACGTGACTGTCGAAGTGATCTTCGAAGAAGTCGGCTGATCCTGAATGTCCACGTTCTTCTTCGTCGGCGACGGGACCACGGACGTCCCTGTCTCTCTCGACGGGGAGGAATGGGTTATCAACGGCTTTTCCGGATTTTGGTCCGGGCAGGCGGCGGACCCTGATGGTGGTGGGCGCAATTCGCTTGTCACCATCGGGACCGAGTTGCAGCCGGTACTGTCGAGCATTGAAAACGACGACGGATCGGCAGTTTTTCAACGCCACGGACTTGCGGCCTATGACTATTACGGTCGAAACGACGGCTGGCGCTTGGAAAACAACGAGGGCGCGGAAAGCGCCTCTACCACAGGCGCGTCAAGCCTTACGGTCCAGCGCCCCGGGCTTACAGTGGACGGCGACCTTCTGATTGCATTTGCGGCGTTCTCCGAAGGCAAGGCACTGACGCCGCTCAGTGGTTGGAGCTTGGTGATTGACCAGCCAGCAGCGTCCAATGGCCGACCGCGCGTTCAGGTTTTTGTAAAAAAAGCACTTTCCGAACCATCGTCATACAATGCGGTGCTTAACAGCAGCGACACGTGGTCGTTCGCGGTGAAGCGGTATCCGGCTGGGTACGAGTGGGGCATCAATTGGGCGGTAACCGGCTCATCGTTTTCAACGACGCTAACCGCTCCATCGATCAATGTCGGGGCCAGCGCAATCTGGCTGACGCTGTTTGCTATCGAAATGGCGGTTGTGACGCCACCGTCCAGCGGAACTGTCCTGCTCATTACCCCCTCAAACACTGAGGGGTTCGTTCTGACTGAGCATGTCGGGATGCCGGGCGGGGCGACCGGGACTGAAAGCATCACCACGGCTGGGAACGACTTCTTGAACTCGTTTTCGATTGAAATTGCGCCAGCCGGTCAAGACCTTCCGTTCCTGCGCCAAACCGAAATGCCAGAAGATGGCATGCCTTCGTATTTTTCGCAGAACTATTCCGCACTGTTCGGCGACGACTTCACCGATTGGGCACTGGAAGATGCGTCCGGATCGGTCATCAACGAAGCAATTTCCGAGGCTATCGCGCTTCTGGATGCGATGAGCGAAAGCGTAGACGCGGTGGCGTCGCTTGCGGAGACGGGCGCGTTCTCTGACGCCTTCTCGACCGCTGCTGACGTCGGAAACGGCATCACTGAACCCATCACGCTTGCCGACAGCACATCGACGCAGGCTGCCATGGTGGCCGCTCTGACTGAGGCTTTGGCTCTTGCGGACGCGCAGACGGGCGGGCTTCTCATTTCAGAGGCGCTGGCTGAAGCCTTGGCGCTGGCTGATGCCATTTCGGCAGCCATGGCTGTTCCGGCTTCGCTGACGGAGGCAGTCTCGCTTGCCGACGCGCAGGCATCGGTAGCCGCCCTTGTCGCAGTTCTGACCGAAGCCATGGCCGCGTCCGATGCAGCATCCTCTGCCGGTTCGGCGCTCGGCGGATCGGCCAGCGAGGCGCTTGCGCTCGGGGACGCATCGACCGGCGCGATCACCGCCCCGGTGTCGATCACCGAAAGCCTTACCCTTGGCGACGGCGCGACCACGACGCTCATCGCCGTGGTGGCCATTACCGAGGCGGTCACGCTTGACGACGCCGAAACCGGCGACACCCCGAACGGCGCGTCCATCACCGAAGCGATCAGCCTCGCGGATGCCATCACCAGCACCGTGATTGCCGTGGCGGCCATCACCGAAGCGGCAAGCCTCACCGACGCGCAGAGCGGGCCAGTGGCGGTTGCCTTGGCGATCACCGAGGCATTGGCGCTGGCCGCCGCAGAAGCCGCCACAGCGGCGCTGCCGGGCGCTGTGAGCGAGGCTCTTGCCCTTGGGGATGCTGCCACCACGCAGCTTGCCGCCGCGCAGCCAATCACCGAGGCGGTAAGCCTTGCCGATGCAGCCACCACGCAGGCGCAGGTTGGGAATTCCATCACCGAGACTGCTTCGCTATCTGACACGCAAGCCGGGGCCGCCACCATGTCGACGGCCATGGCGGAGGCATTGACGCTGGTGGATGCGCCCGGCGCACAGATTGATGCTGTGGCGTCGCGCGTGGAACTGGTGAGCCTGTTCGACAGCCCTAGTGCGGTGGTTGTCGTACTGGTTGGTCTGCAAGAAGCCTTGGCGCTTTCCGATCTTCAAAGCGCGGCTCGTTCGGTGGCAGAATTCGTCACCGAAGCCATGAACCTGACGGCGGCAGTCACGGTATCGACCGGACAAGTCGTCTATACGCTTGTCAGGCCATACGAGTGGGGCGCATATTCCGCCGCATGTGAGTGGGTTTCCCCCTCGCGCATGACGGAATGGGCGACAAGCGCGGCAGCGCCCGAATGGGTCGAGGCTGGTACGAAGCGAGAGTGGCGCGAGGCGTCCACGACGATGGAATGGGGGCAGGCATGAGCGGTAACGGCGGAAGCGGTATCTACGATATCGGATCGTCCAACAGCTTCGCCATGGTCATCAGCGTGACCAAGGGCGGCGTGGCGTTCCCATTGACGGGGGCAACCGTTGTCGGCCATGCATCTGCGGATGGCGGGGCGACGACAGTGGCCGCCACCATCGACATGAGCGACGCAGCATTGGGCGAAATCCGGGCGCTGTGGGTCGGCGGATCGTTCGATGATCCGATGCCGACCACCAAGCCGGTCATGTGGGAGTGCCAAGTGGAAGCAACGCTTGGCGACGAGAAGCAAACCATCGGGCGCGACTTTCTGCGCGTGTTCAAGTCGATCTGAAGGAGACCGCGATGACGCAGGTTTACACTGAAACCACCACCCCCCTGACCGGGAACGCCGTTTTCACCGGCCCCGGGCGCGACAGTGGGGCAGGGGCTGGCGCTCTTGCCCGGGACAGCAAGTTCAACGCCTATGCCTTCGCCAACGTGGCCGGTACGCTCAAGATCGAGGCGTCCAACGATGGGACGACGTGGTATCGGGCGATTGCGGATCAGGCGGTGGGCGCGGGCGCGGCGGTGATCGCCAGTATTCCGGTCATCGCGCGCCTGCATCGGGCGGTGTTCACCAACGGCGCGGGCGCGCAAGCGACCTTCGTGCTGAACACCAGCTACACGGCGGCCTGATCTTTCGGAAGCCACCGGCTGGAAACCCGTGGCATGGAGCGGCGCTCGGCCTTCATCTTGCGCCGCCCCCATCGCGCGCCGCGTTCTTCGATGGGAGTGCGCTCCAAAAGTTCCAGAATGGCGATCACGTATTCGGGGATGGGCGTCTCGCCCGTGGTCCAGCGCCGAATGGTCGATGTTGAGCATCCGATTGCGTCTGAAAGACGCGACTGCCAGCCGTGCCCCTCAAGAGCAGCGTAACAACGCTCGGCGAATGCTGTTCCTGCTGGATCGGTCATGGCCCACGTCGGTTGGTTCGAACGTACCATAGCGCCCAAAACGGGCGCTTTCAAGGTGATGCTCATTTCTTCTTCCTCTGCGTTATTCCGATGTTTGGAACCGGCGGCAACCCCGCTGCGGACAGCGCAGCCCGGATGACTTCGGCTTCCCGGCGGTACACATGGGCCGCAGGCGAGGTCACGGCAAGGCTGTCGATCAGACGAATGTAGGATGCGAGGTGTTCTCCGCTGCGGGTGGTTTCCCATTCCCCGCAGCGGATCGTGACGTCGCCAGTGGCCGCGTCGACCGTTACAGTCGGCTCGCTCACACCCACACCCAATACAGGTTCGTGGCCAGAGCGATGGCGGTGGCGTGGCCCGCCTTGTCGGGCATCAGGATCGCCACGATGGTGGACACAACGATCCCGGCAGAAATCAGCATGCGGTCAACATGCCGCTTCTGCACATGGATCGGGCGGTGCTTGATGGGCACATTGGCCCAAAAATCCTCACGCATCATTTTCCCCCAGCATAACGTTGACGATCACAGCAGCCATCAGCAGGCCGCCCATGGTCGAGTAAATCCCATGGCCTTCCATCCAGACCGCGCCGCAATAGGTGGCGTGGATCATGGTTTCGGCCTTGTGGGAAACCCGCTTGATGAGCGGGTGGTTCAAGATGTAGTGTTTGACCTTGTGGATCATGCTGGGGTTCCTCCGCTATTTGGCTCCTTGGCGGAACAATTCGCCCATTTTGGGCTCTTTGTCAACATGGCGCATCAGACGCGAGGTCATATAAAGTGCCATTTCGGGCGTTTCGTGGCAGCACTGCACTGGTTTCCCCGCGCGAAATCGTGGCGAAGGTCAGCAACGATGCGCTCATGTCGGAAATCGAACTGGCTGCTCGTAAACTCGAACCGGAACTGGCAGAGGCGCTGCTTGCCATGCTGTCCGCTCTGCAGGACGTGGTTCCGCTGGATGAACTGGCCGCAGCCGTGAAGGCCGGGGATATCGACCGGATCATGCGGCTGATCGGTGATGCCAATCTGTCGCTCGCAGCCGGAAAGGTCACGGGAGCGTTGCAGGACGCGGCGTGGGCTGGCGGGGCCATCGCGGCGACCAGCATCAACTCCACGATCCGCGAGGCATCGTTCGTTTTCAACCGGCTCAACCCACGCCTGATCGACTGGCTGCAAGGGTACACTTACAACCTCGTCAAACTGACCAAGGACGAGGCGGGCGAGGCCACCAAGCAGGCCATCCGCGAGGCGATGACCGCAGGCATGACGGTCGGCAACAACCCTCTTACCGTTGCCCGCGACATTCGGGCTTCCATTGGGCTCACGCCCCGGCAGCAGAAGGCGGTCAAGAACTTCCGAACGGAACTGGAAAGCTTCCATCTGCGCGGCGGCGAAGGCGGGTACAATCTCGGGGCCAAGATCAGCCGCGTTTACGGGACGCAGGTCTATGCGCTGGGCGAGGATGGTGGCCCGGCGGACGGGATCACCGAACGCCGCCTGCGCGACTTCCGGTACGACGGCCATCTGTCGCGGGCGCTCAAGACCGGCGTTCCGCTCAAGCCGGAAAAGATTGATGAAATGGTGGCCGCCTACCACCGCAAGTACCTGAAGTATCGTTCGCAAACCATTGCCCGAACTGAGGCGCTGCGGGCAACGAACTATGGCGTTCAGGACGGCTGGCGGCAGGCCATCGAGGCTGGCAAGGTTCCGGAGGCGCAGGTTCGCAGGCAATGGGTGGTGTCGCGCGACGAGCGTCTATGCGAGGTGTGCGCCCCGGTGCCGAAACTGAACCCGAAGCGCGGCGTGAAGTTCGGTGAACCGTTCGCCACCCCGAAGGGCCCGGTTATGCTTCCACCCCTTCACCCTAACTGCCGATGCCATATTTTCATTCGCGTGTGGGAGCCCGAGCAACTTGCGTGAAGCCAAGGCGAGTGGCATGTTGTCCGCAACACAGGAGGGCAACATGGCCGCAAGCTTGATGGATCGGATCAACAAGATTTCCTTGCAGGCGTACGCTGTGATCGCCAAGGCCGGGCCCGTGGGTCACAAACATATCCCCGGGGATGGTGACGGAGACGGCATTCCTTACGAGGGGCGCAACAAGGGAAAGGTTGGCGCGGCGCAAGACGCGCAGTACCGGACGAAGCCGAACGAGGGCGATACGTCTCCGCACAATGCCGCATTCAACTACACATCGACGTTGCCCGACAGCGTTATTCTCTCAGCCCTCTCTGACAAAACGACAGACTGGAAGGCGATTGCCCACGACGCTTTGGCTGTCGAGGGATACGATGAGAACGGGAAGGGCGTTAAGGGGTTCCCGGCGCGAAAAACAAACGTTTACAATACGCCGAACCAGCACGATGAAAAGAACTGGTCTGCCTCCCGGCGCATCGCGGAAGTGATGGGTCTGATGAGCCTGCAAGCAAGATCGTGGATTGCGACTGGAAAGACCGACTTCGGCGCAGTGCTGCGGGAACAAGCGAAGATGCGTAAGTTGAAGGGATACTGATAATCGACTGGCACCCACTGGACGATGATGAATACGAACCGCCGCCGAGGATCATCCCGGCGGCGGTTGCACTTGCGGAACGACGCTGGAACGCAGAGGCGTCCTGCCTCGGTGACAGCTTCGGGCGCATATGGGCAATGACACGTCCGCCAAGCCGTGAGGCGCTTTCGGTGGTGATGCTTCTCGAAACAGCGCAGCCGTGGAGTGATCTGGCCGCGCTTGGGGTTCGCACTCCGGCAATCCAGTGGGCCCCTTCTCGCAGCATGGCCGAGGCCAGCGGCAAGCCTCTGCTGTTCTTGGTGGATGCCGCAGGCGAAGTGCGCTGGGCTAAAATCTCGGTGGTTGCTGGCGGCGATCCGGGTATTCGTACTGTTCCGGTCCCTGACTTTCGTCCGGTTTGAGCAGCAGCCAGAAGGCGGAAGCCGCGCCACGGATCACCCTTGCAGCCGCATGAAGGACGCGTTCGCCGCCCGGGGACCAGCACTGTTTTTCCATGTCTGAGAGTTCATCGGCAATGGCGATGAGGCGCTTGTAGACGTCGAGGCTGCTCAGATTTCTCGGCATTGTCCGACCGTGTTGGCCGCGCTACTATCAGACGAAATTACTCTTCGCACAAGGTGACGCATGGCCGACAACGTGGATATCAAAGACGCACATGGTGACGTCAAGACGATGATCACCACCGACACCACCGGGACGGAAATTCACGTCCCGCACCATCGCGTCGCCGCCGGTTTGACTGTGACGGGCCCGTCCGCCCAATCGGCGAACAACATGGACCTGATTTCTGGCGTTTCGAATGGCTGGTACGACGCAAGCCTATGGATGAGTGGGGCGGTCCAGATCATCGGCGGGGCTGGTATCTCTGCCGGTGCGGTCACGTTCGAACAGACCAACGACAACTCGTCCACCACCGGAATTCCGCTGGAAGTCACCGAACTTGGGGTGGTGAACACCAACTCGACGGTGGCGGCAATCACAATCGCGGCCAGCACTCGGCGTGTGTTCGGCTTCGGGATTTCCTGCAAGTACGTCCGGGCCCGCATCAGCACTGCTTTCACCGGCGGAACGGTGCAGGCCATCACACAGTTCTCACAGGCATCCTTTGCGGATATCAGCCTGAACGTCCAGCAGGCGACCGCCGGAAACCTGCTGGCTACGGTTACGCCGACCAGTTCTAGCAACACGGTCGCGGCTCAGGCGGCGGCTTCAACCAACTCAACATTGGTCAAGAACGGGGCTGGAAACCTGCTGACGGTGGCGCTCACCAACATGACCGCAGCGGCCAAGTATTTCAAACTGTACAACAAGGCGTCCGCGCCGACTGTCGGAACGGACACCCCGGTGCAGACCATTCCGATCCCTGCGAACAGCATCGTGGTTTTCGAATACGGGCCGGTTGGCATGCGGTTCGGCACCGGCATCGGCTTCGGCATCACAGGCGCGATGGCGGACGCCGACACCACGGCACTGGCCGCCAACGACGTGAAGGTCCATCTGACCTATTCGTGAAATTCACCTGACCTGACTGCGAGGCCGAAATGGATGATCTGGAAGCCCGCGTTGCGAACGTTCTGGCGCGGGCTGTCGCGCTGGAAAAGGACGCTGGCGGAGACATGACCGCTGGCGACGTTCACGTCCCGACCGCAGATTGCGGGGCGGACGGCAAGAAGCGGAAGAAAAAGCCGCTGGCCGAACGCGTCGCGGAAATGGTGGAAAAGCAGAACCGATGGCCTGCGGGAACTCCGGCTGGAAAGGGCGGGCAGTTTGCCCCCGGCAAGCATGGATCGGGCGGGTTCGTCGGCCAGCAGAGCCTGTTTGGCTGGGGCGGCTCCGCGCCCAAGGCAAAGCCGCAATCCCACGGGGTGGTGAAGCCGCTTGACGTGCCGTGGTTTACCACCGCCGACCCCGCGCTCAAGCAGCAGAACATCATCGCCGCCCACGACATGAAGGCACTGTCCGCAAACGGAAACGTCGGGGCGCTCAAGGCGTATCCGGTCCATCCGGATGCCAAGACGCTGGCTGAATACAAGACTGCGCTCCTGATGCAGCACGGCGTTCTTCCGCCGGGCGCGACCATCCATCCCGCAAAGAACGACAAGGGCCAGCCGGTTGGGGTGCTGAACCCGTCCGCAGCATCGCCGCGCAGCACATGGACCGATCCTTCCTCCACCGCAACGTTTGTGCCGGGTGGCCCGGTTCCGAGCGAACTGCACGGCGTGAAGATGGAGCCTTGGCATGGCCCGTCCACCATCGCTGAATGGAAGGGCGTCGAGGGAACCAATCCGCGCTTTGATGCGCTGGCCGGTCAGATCGAGGTTCCGCCCGGCAAGCACCTCGGCGCTGGCGTCATCGTCGTGGAGCCTGACGGTCGCGTTTGGCTGACCAAGCCGACAAACGGCTTTGGCGGTTATGCAAACACATTTCCAAAGGGGACCGTTGAGGACGGCCTGTCGCTGCAGCAATCCGCGATTAAGGAAGCCTACGAGGAAACCGGCCTTAAGGTGGAAATCGCCGGAGTGCTTGGCGATTACGAGCGGACTACCTCTGTTGCGCGATATTACATCGCCCGCCGTGTCGGGGGCACCCCGGCGAACATGGGATGGGAAAGCCAAGCGATCCGCCTCGCGCCGCCAGCCGACATGGCAAAGCTGCTGAACATGAAGGTGGACCAGAATATCCTAGACGATCTGCTCACCGAGCAGCATATCTAACGACACGGCATCGGCGAGGGCACCATGGCAGGAACGGCAAGCGCGAAGGTCCCGGCGAACGGCGGTCATTGGCAGAAGCAGGACCGCTGGCCTGCCGGATCGCCACTCGGTGGCCAGTGGAAGGCCATGGACGCCGATGGCGTGACGCTGCCGCCGACCATCGCGGGCGGCCTTACCAGCGCAAACCCGGGGCATCAGAAGAAGGTGGACGCGCTCTACGCAGCCGTGAAGTCCGGGGACAAGGTGAAGGTCGCGGGCGTTGCCGGTGATCTGAAGGCGAAGGTGGAACTGGCCGCCAAGAACGGCCTGAAGAACAGTCAGGCCAAGTGGACGGCGCAAGCGTCGCAGTACGCCGATCAGCTTTTGAAGGACATGCAGGCCAAGCCGAAGGCGGACGCGGCGGCCACGCGCGTCAGCAAGATGCCCAGCATCGCCAACTGGAAGGAAATTGGCGGCAAGCCGGGCGGCAGCAACCCGGGCGCGATGTATGCCGATGAAAACGGCGTGAAGTGGCTGGTCAAGGGCAACAACGCCTTCACCGGAAGCGTCGCCAGTGCCAAAATGTCGATGGACCGGGCCAAGAACGAGGTTCTGGCTTCCAAACTGATGCAGGCGGCTGGGGTCGGCGTGGCCGACATTCGCTTGGTTCATCTGAATGGGCTTCACGGTGGGCAAGTCGGTCCCGGGAACGTCGGCGTCGCTTCCAAGTGGGTGGATGGGCTCAAGAAACTCAGCCTGTCGTCGCCGCAGATGATCGGCGCTGCGCAGGCGGATTATGCCATCCATGCGTGGCTGGCGAACTATGACGTTCTCGGTCAGGACGTCGACAATCTGCTGATCGACAAGAACGGCGCGGCGGTCAACATCGACCCGGGTGGTGCGATCCTGTTCCGCGCGCAGGGCAAGAAGAAGGACGCCTTTACGGACGACGCGCCCGAATGGGAAACCATGCGCTCGGCCAACAGCCATCAGCAGACCGTGTTCGGCTCCATGAGCAAGTCGCAACTGGCCGAAAGCGCAAAGAAACTGGCCCTGATCGATGACGACACCATCCGTGCGCTGGTGGATGCCCATGGCCCGAGCGAGACGGTGGACAAGAAGGCTTTGGCAGACACATTGGTGGCGCGCAAACATGCTATCCTCGCAAAGGCCGGAGTGAACGCCGCCTCCACGCCGCCCAGCGACGCGGCCCCAGCGACGCCGCCGAAGATTTCCTCTGTGGCCAAGCCCGGCGCATGGAAGCCGCACGGCATTGCGAAACCGGATTTTGTCGCGCCCGCTACCAAGCAATATGATGACCTTGTTGGTTCGATCAACGCGCTCTATGCGGCTGGCAATCTGGACGGCGTTCTGTTTTGGGGCAGCGACAAGGGACCGGCAAGCTGGTCGATGTCCACCACCAACGGCAAGAAGATGACGGCCTATTACGAGGGGGTGAAGGCCGCCGCATTGGCAAACGCTGCGGATACTGGGGCGAGCGTGGCGCAAGGCGCAGCGACCGTGACCGGGAAGGACGGCAAGACGTGGGCCGGGGATGCCAAGGGCGTTCTGCAACCCGCAATTCGCGGTGGCGACCTGTCGCTTTCCCTTTCGGAACTTGAGGCGACGTTCCAAGGGGCGATGCAGAAGCATGGGATGACGAACGTGTACGGCAAGGGGTGGGCCACGGCTGCCCTGCCAAGCACATCCACGAACGCAGCATACACGATGCTGCAGGCTGCGGCGGCGGGTGATTTGGCAGCCCTGAAAAGCGCGACGCCGACTTCGGAACACTTCAAGACCGTTCAGAAAGACCTTATCGCTGCCATGACGGCGAAGCAGGCGGTGAAGGCGAAACCTCTCAGCGTCAAAGAAGTTAACGCCCTACTTAAAGAGACTGGCATCGCAAACCTTAAGTCCACACTTCTCGGCGGCGGGCAGTCTCAGGTTGTGGCCAACGTCATGACCCAACACGCAATGAATGGCGATCTTGCCGCGTTGTCTGGCGCAAACACCGATATTGACCCGACAGGAAAATTGGCGGCCTACAAAAACAAGCTGATTACCACCATGACGGGAGGTTACGCCCCGAAGGTTTCGGCACCAAAGGCAGAACCCACAAAACTTCCACTCGCGGAAGTCCAGCAAATCTTCGCTGCCGTCAAGGCAACGCACGGCATTCAGACGTCGACCAGCGAAGGTATGGCGATGATGCAATTCGCTATGGAGGGTAAGCCCGGCAGCTTGGGGGGTGTTGCCACCACAACTGCTTACGATGCTGATCTGAAACTGTCCCTGCTCACCGCTATGAAAGCGAAGAAGACATCGGCTGCCGCCACTGGCACTCCATCCGTCAATGGCATGTCGCACGACAAGCTTAACGACCTGTTCATGGACCTGACGGGAATTTCGCTGAACCAGCAGACCCTCAAGCCGGGCAGCGTCGCGGAAACACTGGCGAATGCGGCCCTTGCGGGCGATCTGCAAACCATCCTGAACACCAAAACCCAAACCGGAAGCATCGGTGAGGGCATGCAGATCGCGCTCATTCAGGCGTTCTCGACCGGTGCAAGTGCCGCGCCGCAACCGGCTCCTGAACCTCCCATCGTCATGCTCCATGCCGCCAAGGTCGGGCCAGCCCCCAACTTCGCGGCCATGAAACAGACGACCGGGGTGAACGCGCAGACGTTCAACAGCAAGCTGTCCGCCATCGAGGCGGCCTTCAACACCGGGGATGAAAAGGCCATCCTTGCCATGAAGTTCGGCATCAACACGCCGAACAAGCAGGCGGTGAAGGTGGCAAACGACGCGCTTGCGGCGCTGGGTTCGGTTCACCAAGTGCAGGCTGGGCAGGGCGCGAACGCGCATCCGGCGCTGATCGGCGGCACGTTCCAAAGCCCCAAGCCTGCCCCTGCCGTGGTGCAGACCGCTGCGCCTTCTCCGAAGGCCACGCCGAAGCCGGTCTATCGCATCCCGAGCCCGCCCGACTTCGCCAACTGGAACGGCCCGGGACACGGGCTGTCGTCCAAGGCTCCATTCAACAACCAGAACACCCAGCTTTCCGCCAAGATCAAGGAATTGGGCGACGCGCTGGACGTGAAGGCGCTGAACGCACTGACCTACCAGCCCATCGATGAAAACGGCTCGCCTGTCGGATCGCCCGTGCTGGTCTCGCAGCACAAAAGCCAGCACATCAAGGCGTATCTGAAGGACGTCATCCACGCGGTTCAGACGCCTTACGTCCCGACACACATCATGTCGGAGGCGGAACTTTCCGCTATCCCGGCGGTGTTCAAGGAGGTGGTGTCGAAGGTCGCGCATGTCGCTTCGCTCAAGGCCGCCACGGTCAAGATCGGGCGCTATGCGGCGCTGGGCAAGGTCGGAAACCTGCTGCACGACTTTAACCCGCCCATCGTGAGCCCGAAGACCGGCAACATGAATGTGCAATCCCTTTACGACAAGTCGAAGAAGGGGTTCAACGCGCTGACGTCCATCCAGCAGCAGGCCATCAAGGACTATACCGGCGGCGGATACAGCAGCCAGAACAACCCGATTACTGGTGCCGGGAACGACATGTCGCACCACACCATCGAAGGGCTCAAGAAGGCAGCGGTCACGCTCCCCACCGGATCGGTGATTTCGCGGAAGTTCACCTTCAAGACCGACCAAGCTGCAAACGTGGATGCCTTGGCCGCAGAGGTCGGCGGAGTGATCAAGGACTTCGGCATCATTTCCACCTCGACCAATCCGAACGTGTGGCACGAAACCATTCACCTCCGGATTACCACGGGGCCCGGCGTGAAGGGGCTGTACGTTGCTCCGAACCCATCGACCGGCGGAGGTGCGATTTCCGTTAACCCCGGGGAAAATGAAATCATCCTGCCCTATGGAACCAAGTTCTACGTGAAAAGCGTCACGAAGGGCGGAAGTGCCAAGGATAAGGCGGGATCATGGGGTTCCCATCAGGGCGCGGACGTTTATGTTGAACTGATTGCGCTTCCGGAGGTCGATTGGGATGCAAACACTTGAGGACGGTCTCATGTACGGGGTGGACTTCGCCAAAGCAGCGAGGTCCGCAGGCGTTTATCTCGGCGACACCGAAGCCGTCGCGGTGCTGATGCAGTCCTTCATCGCGGCTCTTGCGGATGCCTATGGCGAAGGCGACGCCGCCAAGGTGACGCATCTTGCCGATGTGGAGGCGCTGCGCTTCGCCGGGCAGATGGACGGCTTCACGCCGATCCCTGATTGGGCGTCGCGCGAAAATCTCGGGCTCTACGCCGCCAAGCACTGGTCGCTGCAGCCGGATGGAGGGCTGGTCGAAATTCTGCGGGGCGTTTTCCTCATGGCCGCCTCCACGGTCGGGGACATTATCATCGCCGCGCACGGTGGCGAAGCGGATGATCAGACGCAGTTTCGGATCGACATGCTGGTAGAGGCTTTGACCGCGACGATGACGAACACTTGGGAAATCGTCTATCCGCCAGAGGACGAAGCCTAAATTCCCCTCTTGTTGACTTGTCCTGTCGTGTTATAACCGAACGAACCGCGCAGGAGAGACGTATCAAGAATTTGATATGCCGCTTCTGTGGGGCCTTCGCAGCCGGGGTAGAGCAGTCTGGTAGCTTGCTTGGCTCATAACCAAGAGGACGCGGGTTCAAATCCCGCCCCCGCTACGAAGGTCAGATTTGTGGGGACGGCATGAACTTCGGCGTTTCATTCCAGTTCGAAAAGTCTGGCACCACCGGGCGCTACGTGCGCGGGTGGGCTTCGGTCATCGAGGTTGCCGGAAAGCCGGTTGTCGACCTGCAAGGCGACCGCATTGCGATGGACGAACTCCGCAAGGCCGCTCATTCCTTCATCACAGACGCCCGCATCGCCAAGGCGATGCATGCCGGTTCCAAGGTCGGTGAGGTGGTCGAGAGCGTCGTCGTTGACGATGATTTCGTGAAAGCTATGGGCGCAACAACCGACCGGCGCGGCTGGTGGATCGGCATGCAGATCACGTCCGAGGCGATTGCCAAGCGCATCCGCGACGGCGAACTGAAGGCGTTTTCCATCGGCGGGCGCGGGACGCGGACGAAGGTGGATAACAAATGAGCGGCGCGACGACCGATCTGAGCGACATGGTGATCGAGGAAATCAGCCTCGTTGACGAACCGGCAAGCCCGGGGGCGCATGTCGAAATCTTCAAGCGCGCGGGCGCGCAGGACGACACCTCCATGTCGGCAGCGGCGGTGATTGCCGCTGTTCTGAACGCCATGGAAGCCATGTCGGACGAAATCATCACCAAGGCACTGACCGGGAGCGGCTCTGGCTCCGCCGATCAGTCGGAACTGGCGAAAGCCGTTTTCAACGAGGTTCTCATGGATATCACCGAACTGAACAAGGCGCTGCAGGAAGCCGAAGATCGGATTGCGGCAGCCGAAGGCGCGATCACCAAGGCCAACGCCGACCACGCTGCCGAACTGGCCGCCAAGGATGATGAAATCGCCAAGCTGAATGGCGAAATCCAGAAGGGCAAGAAGAAGAAGGGTGACGGGGCCGACAAGGAGCCCGATGGCGACCCGGACGATGAGGAATTCATGAAGTCGCTGCCGGAAAGCATCCGCAAGCAGCTTGAGGAAGGCCGCGAGGCGAAGGTGGAACTCGCCAAGGCCCGCGAGAAGCAGGAACTGGACGCCGCCATTGCCAAGGCGAAAACGCTGGGCTCCGGCGATCCGGAAGTGATCGGGCCTCTGCTGCTGCGCGTTCGCAAGGGCATGACGACCGAGGCCGATGCATCGGCTCTGGAAACCCTTCTGAAGTCGACCGCCAAGATCGTGGACGCTTCGAACCTGTTTCGCGTTGCCGGGGCTGGTGGCGGGGGCGCGGAAGCCGAGCCCGATGCCATCATGAAGGCGAAGGCGGAAGATATCTTCAAGGCCGCCAACGGTGGGCTGACCAAAGAGCAGGCGTACACGCAAGCCTGCAACGAAAACCCGCAAATCTATGATCAGATCGCCAAGCGGCGCTGATCCTGCAAGGAGCAAGACATGGCGACCTCCGCTATCCTTCAAACCGTCACCGGCGTTGCTGGCGCTGATCTGTCGAGCAGCCAGTTCCTCGTTGTGAAGCAGAACTCGTCGGCGCAGATCGTGCTGGCCGGTGCCTCGGACACCACGCAAGTGGGCGTTCTGCAAGACAAGCCCGCTTCCGGCAAGGCCGGGTGCGTTGCCGTGAGCGGCCTGACCAAGGCTGTTGCCGGTGCTGCCGTCACTGCCGGTGTGGCGGTTACCTCTGACGCGAGCGGGAAGGTGATCGCTGCCACCACTGGCAAGAAGATCATCGGCTACGCGTGGACTGCCGCCGCTGGTGCGAACGAAATCATCTCGGTTCTGCTTCTGCCCGCCGGGCTGGCCTGATCCGTCACCAATCGAATAGGAGTTCACCAAGATGCAACCCACCGCTGGCGACGTTCACGTCAACGCGCCCCTCACCAACATCAGCATCGCGTACATGCAAAGCGCGGACGCCTTCATCGCGTCCCGCGTTTTCCCCAATGTCCCGGTGATGAAGCAGTCCGACCGCTACTACACCTACGACCGTGGTGCGTTCAATCGCGACGAAATGAAGCCCCGCGCGCCCGGCACCGAAAGCAACGGTGGCGGCTACACGCTGGACAACACCCCGACCTACTTCTGCAACACTTACGGCTTTCACAAGGACATTCCGGACGCCGTCCGGGCGAACGCCGACAGTATGCTGAACATCGAGCGGGACGCGTCCGAGTACGTGGCACTGAAGGCGCTGCTGCTGAAGGAAAAGGCGTTCGTTTCGAACTTCTTTACCACCGGCAAATGGACGACCGACGTGACCGGCGTGTCTTCGGGCCCGACCGGCGCGCAGTTCCTGCAATGGAACGATGCGAACGCCGACCCGATCATCGACGTCCGCAAGGGCAAGCGCACCGTTCGCCAGCTTACCGGCTTTGAGCCTAACAAGCTGACGCTGGGCCGCGCGACCTATGATGCGCTTCTGGATCACCCGGATATCATCGACCGCATCAAGTACGGCCAGACGCAGGGCGGCCCGGCGAAAGCCTCGTCGCAACTGCTGGCCCAACTGTTCGAAGTCGATGAAGTTCTGGTGATGAACGCCATCGAAAACACCGCCGCCGAAGGCGCGACGGCATCGCACTCGTTCATCGGCGGCAAGGCGGCTCTGCTGACCTTCACGCCGCCGACCCCGGGCCTGATGACCCCGGCGGCTGGCTACACGTTCTCGTGGACCGGCCTGATGGGTGCTGGCGCTCTTGGCGGGCGTATCCGCATGTTCCGCATCGAAACGCTCCAATCGGATCGCGTGGAAATCGACCTGAGTTTCGACATGAAACTGGTCGGGCCCGACCTCGGGTACTTCTTCGCCTCGGCTGTCGCCTGATCCGGGTGACGCTTGGCCGGGCCTTCGGGCCCGGCTATTCTTCTTCTCGCATAGTGAGCCACGCCATGCCGCGTTCGCAGATGCCTCTCCCCTTCAACCCGCAAGCCGAATATCACGCCGTGCGGGCGCTTACCCTCGCCAGCCGCGAGTACAAGCCCGGGGACAAGATTGACCCGACCGGCCTGACGGAACGTACCATGCGGAACCTGCATGCCGCTCGCCGCATCGCGGAGGGTCGCATTGTCGCACGGATCGCTCCGGCGGCAGAAACGGACGCTCCGCCGCTGACGGGCGTCTCTGGCAGTGGTGGGACCAGCCATGCGCCAAGCCCCGCCGGGACCGTCAAGCCGCGCCACGTGGTGAAGCGGGCCGGTCTCGGCGGTTTCAAGGTCATCGGCCCCGGCGGGCAGATTGTCGGGGACAGCTATCCCGACCACGCCTCCGCGCTGGCGGCTGCCAAGGCACTGAACGGTTCGAATTGAGGGCCCCTGAATGACGCTGATTGTCGAGGATGGAACGGGACGCAGCGACGCCGAGGCATATGCTTCGGTGGCCGCGTTCAAGACGTCTTGCGACAATCTTGGCCGCTCCTACGTCGGGATCACCGATGCGGTCATTGAGCAGAAGCTTCGTATCGGGGCTCTGTTCATCGATACGTCCGCCCGCTACAAGGGCGCTCGCTTGGTTTCCACGCAGGCGCGGGAGTTTCCCCGCTCTGGCCTCTACGACTGGTCGGGGATTGAAGTCACCGGCCTGCCCGCCCGCGTCGCGCTGGCGAACATCGAACTCGCGTTCAAGGCGCTGACAGATGACCTGATGCCCGACCTTGATCGGGGCGGGAAAATCCAGTCGGAAAGCGTCGGCCCGATTTCCGTCACTTATGCGGCGGACGCTCCCGCTGGCCGCGCCTACACGATGGCGCAGAACCTGCTTGGTCAATACGTTCGCACTGATGGTGACATGATGACCGCGCCGTCTCTGGCGACCACGGATGACGCATCGTTCTCGATGGCTATGCATGACACCACCGACCCGCTGACAAGCACGTAAGAGGACGCCGATGGGCAAGTATGCGTCCGCTCAAGACACCGCCGCCGCGCTCGTTGAGCGGCGCGGGGCCGCGACCACGGTAACCCGGCAGGTTCCCGGCACGTTTGACCCCATCACACAGGCCGAAATCGGGGCAACGGAAGCGGTCACCACGTTTCAGGCGGTGTGCATCCCGCCGACCGCGCAAGGCCGCTTTGTGGCCAACTCCCTGCAAAAGCAGATCGCCTTGGAGGGATACTTCGCGCTCAAGGGCCAGACTACGCATCCGGAGCCACTGGACGTGGTGACTTGGGCTGGGCAGCCTTACGTGGTTTTCCACACGCAAGTCTATGATCCCGCCGGGGATGGGGCTATTCTGGCAATCGTCTACATGGAGCGGTGACGATGGCTGGCCCGACCGCAAAACAGTTTGAGGCGCAAGTGGACCAATGGGTCCGCGATGTTCCGGGCAAGCTTGAAGCTTTCGCTCGGCAGGTTTGCTATGAGACGGCGTTTCGCGTGGTGCAGGCGACCCCCGTTGTCGTCGGTTTTCTGCGCGGATCGTGGCAGCCGTCCATCGGGGCTCCGCAAGCTGTCCCGACTGCATCCGCCGATGCGAGCGGCGCAAAGGCAATGGCATCTGTCGGGCTGGTGATCGCCAATCTGAAACTCGGCGACACCTTCCACATGTTCAACAACGCCGCATACGCGCTTCGCGTCGAGTTCGGCTTTGTCGGAGACGACAGTCTTGGCCGCACCTACAATCAGCAGGGGCGTTTCTACGTGACAGGAACACTCGCTTCGTGGCAGGACATTTGCACCCATGTGGCGAATGATCTGAAGGGCAAGGCATGAGTGACGGCATCGAGGTTTTCTTTCAGGATATCCGTTCGGCCTTCCGAACGGCCCTGATGGGCATTGCCGGGCTTCCGTCTGAAATCGAATGGGAGGGCCGCCCGTTCACGCCGCCCGCGACCGGCCCGTTCATGCGCGAAAACCTTGTCCCTGTTGGAACGCTGACCCGTGGCGGCGGGCCCAACGGCCTGCTGCAGCACCGCGTCATGCTGGCGGTGAACCTGTTCTATCCTTCTGGCTCCGGCACCCTCGATGCAGAGGCGGCTGCCGGGAAACTGCTTCGGCTTTCAGGCCCGGGACGTCCATCCAGCACGGCTCCGCATCCGCGACCGTGCAGGAAGTCGCCCGGCAAAGGCTCCTGCAAGAGACCGACTATTTGAATTGCCCCGTGACGATCACAGCGATTGGCTATACCGTCACCTGAGCATCACCCTTGGCCTAGAAGGAGAGACTTTCTATGTCCGTCCAACCCAACGTCAACGTGGGCCTCGCTTACAAGGTGGAAACCACCTTCGGCGTGGCTCCCGCAGCTTCTGGCGCGCAGTATCTGCGCCGTGTTTCGTCCACCCTTGGCCCGGTCAAGGACACGTTCGAAAGTCAGGAAGTCCGCCAAGACCTGCAAGTCTACGACATGCGCCACGGCATGCGGCAGGCTCGCGGGAACATCAGCGGCGAACTGTCCACCGCGACCTATGACGACCTTCTGGAAGCCGCGCTGCGCGGCACTTGGGCGGCGGGTGTTTCGGTGGCCCCCGCCGACTTCGCTACCGGCGTGACCGTCGCCACCCCGGGCACCACGTCCACGCTGACGTTTGCGGGCGCTGGCAACCTGATCACCAAGGGCTTCAAGGTCGGCGATATCGTCCGCACCACGGGTTTCACCAACCCGGCGAACAACTCGACCACTTGCGGCAACCTCCGCATCGTCGCGCTGACGTCGACCGTCATGACGGTCTATCCGGCGATTACCGCTGCGGCGCAGCAGGCGGCTGGATGGTCGGTTGCGGTCCCGGGCAAGAAACTGCAGTTCGGCACCACCAAGCGGTCCTTCACCTTCGAACACAACATGAACGATGCTCTGGTGTTCGACCGCTACAGCGGTGTCCGCGTCAACGGCTTCCGTCTCGGTGCTGCGCCGAACGGCATGTCGAACATCGACTTCGAACTGATCGGGCAAAGCTTCACTATCGGCACGGCGACGCAGTATTTCACCACGCCGACCGCTGAAACCACCACCGGCCTCTTGTCGGCGGTTGACGGCTTCATTCGCCTGAACGGCGAGGAACAGGGCGTGGTGACCCAGCTTCAACTCGACTTCACCAACAACTGCTCCAATGCCCCGGTGATCGGCACCAATATCTCGCCGGAAATCTACTACGGGCGCATGAAAATGTCGGGATCGGTCACGGCGTACCTTGAGGACGCCGACCTGATCAACGTGTTCGTGAACGAGAGCGAAGTCGATCTGGTGGCCACGCTGGAAGCCTCGGGCGCGGCCCCGCAGGATTTCCTGTCGTTCTCGATCCAGCGCCTGAAGTTCCAGACGCCGTCGCGCACCATCGGGGCCGAGGGCGGGGTGGTTGCCACCTTCCCGTTCCAAGCCCTGCTGAAACCGGGCGGCACCGGCACGGTGTACGATCAGACCACCATGGTCATCAACCGCTCCAACTGACGGTTGATCCTGACAATCTGGCCGCGCCGAATGACCACGGCGCGGCCTTCCTTCTGAAACCGGAGACGAGATATGGACTTCAACATTCCTTCCGCCGACACACTCACGATGTCCGAGGCTGGCACCGAAATGCATGTGCGTGATGCGCTGGGTCGCCCGATCCTTCTGGATGGCAAGCAGGACCATCCGTTCTGCATCACCATGATGGGGCCCGACAGCGTCGCGTACCGGCGCGGCATGCGCGATCAGGTTCGCAAGCGGGTTTCGCGGCCAGCCAACGACCCGGCAACCGGCCTGCCCATCGACTATTCCGCCGACGACGAACGGGAGAGCATCGAGACGATGGTCGCCTGCACGATTTCGTGGCGGAATTGCCCCGGCGTGAAGGGGACTGTCCCGTTCTCGAAAGAGGCGGCTCGGGCGCTCTATACCGGGTTCCCGGTCATCCGCGATCAGGTCGACGTCTGGATGGCGACCCGGGCAAATTTCATCAAGGCATCGTAACCGGCCTGCTGGCCTATGGGCAGCACCAGTTCACGATGCAGCAAGACGCT